ACCTGTGGAAGTGGTACATCGCTGCGCGCGGCTGAGAGCATTGGTGTGGGACATGTTCTCGGACTCGAAATAGACCCGAAGTTCGCGAAGAAAGCGGAGCTGAGCTTGGAAAGCGCGCGACGGCTTAGAAAGGCAACCAGTGCCTAACATCGCAATAATCGGCGAAGCATGGGGCGAGCACGAAGAGCGCCAACGCGCCCCGTTCGTCGGGCCAAGCGGCTACGAACTCACGCGGATGCTTGGCGAGGCCGGTATCCACCGGGCCGAGTGCTTCCTCACCAACGTCTTTAACCTTAAACCGAGGCCGACTAATGACATTGAAAACCTTTGTGGACCGACTAAGGTCGGCGGGCTTCCTGCCCTCAAAGGAAGCAAGTATGTCCGTCAGGAGTACTTTCCTGAACTTAACAGACTCTTCGCTGAAATTAAGCGTGTGGAGCCCACGATCTGCATACTCCTCGGTAATACTGCCTGTTGGGCATTGCTCGGAACTCAGGGTATCACCAAAATCCGTGGCACTGTCGTCGCCGCAAGTCCAGTTGCCGGGTGGGCTAATCTTAATGGAGTCAAATGCCTCCCTGCTTATCATCCAGCAGCCGTCCTCCGACAGTGGGACCTTCGACCAGTCACAGTCCTCGACTTCAAAAAGGCCCGACGAGAGTCTGAGTTCGCTGGTATCCGGCGCCCTCAGCGCACGATTAGCATCGTTGAGACGCTCCAAGACATAGAGTCCTACTATGACCAGCACCTCCACAACGCCAAGACCATTACCTTCGACATTGAAACTATGGGAGACCAGATTACTTGCATCGGTTTCGCCTCCTCTCCCGAGAGCGCACTCGTCATTCCTTTTCACGATCCCCGATCCCCTACTGGTTCCTTTTGGTGCAGCAATGAGGCAGAAGAAAAAGCGTGGGACGCCGTTCGTAGAATACTTGCTCTTCCATGCAGAAAAATCGCACAAAACGGACTCTACGACGTTACCTTCCTCTGGCGATCCGTCGGCATAACAGTGAGGAACTTCGATGAAGACACCATGCTCCTCCACCACGCCCTTCAACCGGAGTCGGAGAAGGGTCTTGCTTTTCTCGGTTCTGTTTACACAAATGAGTCTAGTTGGAAGCTTCTTCGCACTCGCGGTAAAACTACTATCAAGAAGGATGAATGAAATGAACTGGATGATGTTTGCTTCCGCACTTGCCATCGAGGCTCAGAAGACGGTTAATGAGGCTATGGAAAGTCCAAACAAGACCGAGGCGAGTGTTACAGCAGCCCTCGCAGCCAACTTAGTTCTCAACGGTATGGCAAAGGCTATCTTAGCTCTGGGGGACACCGATGAGAGTCATCGTTGAATCACCATTCGCAGGAGGCTTCGCCAATGTCAAGTACGGACGCGAGTGTGTCAAGGATTGTATTAATCGAGGTGAGTCGCCATTTGCCGCGCATCTTCTTTACACTCAAAAGGGACTACTTGACGATCGACTCCCAGGGGAACGCCGGAAGGGTATCGACGCAGCATATGGTTGGCTCGAGGTCGCAGACTATGTTGTTGTTTATATGGACCTTGGAGTTACTCCAGGTATGGTGGTGGGGATTGTCCGCGCTGCGCGAATGGGAAAGCAAATCAAGCTCCGATGGTTGAAGCGTAAACAAGAGGAGATTATAGATGCAGGTCAAGGAATACGAGATTCTCTACAGTTCGATGAACAGGATCGTGAACATCTTGTTCAAGACAGGGGAGCGCCAGTACATTCCAATAAGGATGGACTTAGCGCTCTCGCTGAAATTATCACGGGACCTTTCAAAAATATTGGACCCAATAAGTGAAAACTATCAAAACACACGAACTGTCAGTCTTAAATACGCCCCAGAGTGAGACTGAGAAACTCTGGCTCTACAACGGCCTCGACTGCTGCGTGACAGCCGAGGTCTTTGACGTGATCGAGAAGCAACTCGATAACCAGACTCGCGCGGTCTACGAGTTCTCGAAGTCGCTGCAGGCCCCGGTCCTCGAGATGAAACTGCGCGGGATCAGGGTCGATTTTCAACTCCGCGATAAAGTCATCAAAGAATACGAGGCACAGATCGACAAGCTCGAATGGGGCCTTAACACAATAATCGGGGACGGCATCGGACTTCGGGGCTTGAACTGGCGCAGCCCCAAACAACTGAAGGAGTTGTTCTATGGCACGCTCGGGCTCCCGCCGATCAAGAAGCGGAACGCGAAGGGCTTCTACGAGCCAACGGTTAACCGTGACGCTCTTGAGCAACTCGACACTTACTTCAACGCGCGACCTCTTATTTCGCATATTCTCGGACTTAGGGATATTGCGAAGAAAGTTGGAGTCCTTAGAACAGATATTGATCCCGATGGAAGGATGCGGACATCCTATAACATTGCAGGGACCTCAACGGGACGTTTCTCATCTTCTCTATCAGATTTCGGTACTGGAACAAACCTCCAGAATATTGAAGATCGCTTGCGATCGGCTTTCGTCGCAGACGGAGGACATAAGTTCGCTTATATCGACCTTGAGCAAGCCGAATCCCGACTCGTCGGGGCAATAGAATGGAACCTCTTTCATGATGGAACATACCTCGACGCCTGCGAAAGCGGAGACTTACATACTGCTGTGTGTAAACTCGCATGGAAAGACGCGCTGCCTTGGACCAATGACCAAAAGCAAAATAAAGTCTTGGCTGAGCAGCCATTCTATCGACAACATAGCTATCGTCATATGGCCAAAGTCTTGGGGCACGGAACCAATTATAACGGAAAGCCCTACACAATGGCAAAACACACTAAGCTGGACAGTAAGCTTATCGCAGAGTTCCAACAAAAGTATTTTACGGCCTTCCCCTCGCACCAGCGGTGGCACGCTCACGTCGCTTCGCAAGTCCTTCAATACGGCCAGCTTACGTCTCTTTCTGGCAGGCGTCGTTGGTTTTTCGGTAGGCGTAACGATGATGCTACTGTCCGAGAAGCAATCGCCTACGACCCACAGGGTTCTGTCGCCGATATCCTTAACAGAGGAATGCTCGCAGTCTGGCGAACCCGAATGGTTCAACTTCTACTCCAAGTCCACGACGCCATCCTCGTACAGTATCCTGAAAGCGAAGAGCACAAAGTCATACCCATCATCCTTAAAGCAATCGAACAACCTGTAGAACTGAACTACGGAAGAACACTGACAATACCGAGTGAAGCTAAGGTCGGCTGGAACTGGGCCTCATACACCGACGAGAACCCGGATGGCCTGAAGAAGTGGTCGGGGGTAGATGGCAGGAAGCGGCAGCGTCCGGCGCCTACAGAACTGGATTACCTCCTTTATTCGACAGACTGAGAACCTTGAGTCTCCGGAGATCTTCCGGAAATGGGCTGGAATAGGTGTCTTATCTGCCGCGTTGGAGCGCCGTGTCTGGTCCCGAACGAAGGGGAGCAGCATGTATCCTAACATGTATATCATGCTGGTCGCTCCACCGGGAGTCGGGAAGTCAGCGATCATAGGCCACTCCGAGAACTTGCTCCGCAAGATACCTGAGCTATATGTGTCCCCTTCATCGGTAACGTCAGCGTCCCTCATCGACACCCTCGCGATCGCGCAGCGTGCCATCATGGGTCCAGTCCTGACCACCTTCAACTCAGTCCAAGTGATCTCGTCCGAACTCCAGAACTTCCTCCCGGAATACAACGCCGCCTTCATGGGCGTCATGACCAAGCTCTATGATTGCGAACTCTACGAAGAGCGCCGCCGTACCGGCAAGGTCCAACACGTGAGGATCGACAACACTCAGATCTCTATGCTCGCGGGAACCACTCCATCATACCTAAACACGTTCCTGCCCGAGGGCGCATGGGACCAGGGCTTCATGTCCCGTACGATCCTTGTCTTTTGCGACGATCCCAGCAACGTCGATCTATTCGACGAGTCCAATCGCGAATTCTACGACCAGCTCTATGTCGATATAGTCAATGACCTCCGAGTCATCATGGGATACTACAAGGCGGTGGCGTGGACGCCAGAGTCGCAAAAGGTGATTGTAGATTGGATAGAGGGCGGGTGCAGCCCTGCGCCGACACACAACAGACTCAAGCATTACAACACTCGGCGTACCGCGCACATGGTCAAGCTGTCTATGGTGGCCTGTCTCGCGCGGGGCGACACCCAGTTCGTTATCACTCCAGAGGATTTCGCCGTCGCCCTCGACTGGCTGCTCGAAGCCGAGGCCCTAATCCCCGACATCTTCAAGTCCATGATCGTCACGGGCGAGGCCCGCATCATGCAGGACGCGCACTACTACCTATTGACCGTTCACGAGAAGACGAAGAAGCCAGTCCCCGAGCACTATCTCGTTAACTTTCTCAAGGACCGACTCCCGCCACAGCACATAAAGAACGTGATAGAGACGATGGTAAAGGCGAGGATGCTGAAACAGGAGTTCAACTCCCCGACTGCGTGTTACACTCCGATTAAACCGGACCACCTATAACTGTGTCAGCGATAGCTGTGCAGATCTGCGTAAACATCTTCTTATACTGCTCAGCATCCCACGAGCTGTCTACGAAGCAAACCTCAATCAAGATCGCGGGCTTGCTGGTCTTATTAAGGAAGTACAGGTTGGTTCTCTTCTTCGGACCACGGTTCATCAGCCCACCTTCCTTGGCAACAAGGCTTGCTACATTCGCAGCGAGAGTAGCTTGGGTCAGATAGAGACACTCCGTACCCATTGGTGCATCCGTAGTTTGATAGGCGTTGAAGTGGACAGAGATGTCTAGGTCCCGCTTGGTGCTGTTATGATAGTTGACAATGCGCTCTAGGTTCTGTTGCTGCGTAGTCGATACATCGTCATGGAACTCATGGGCTGTAAAGCCTCTGTCCTTCAAGATCTTGACCGTCTCAGCTACGACCCTTCGAGCCTCGTTAACTTCATCGAGGAATCCCGAGGCGCCACGAATCTTGAGCCCGTGACCGGAGGAGATAGTGAAGGCGAACTGCTTCTGAACAGCCTCTACATCAGGGATAGTAACCTCAACAGTATCGTCGGTCTTAATACCAAGAGCATCCATAAGACCAGGAGACAAATCGGCAATACGCTTAGTATCTTGGTGAGGTCCCCAGTCTGCCGGTTCGGCCTCGAACGTCTTTCCGGTCTTAGGAGCATGGACTTTCACCTTAATATTCAGCAGATCGTTTTTGCTAGTGACATTATAGTTCCACCGACAGGCAATGTAATGCTTGTCAGGGTCTAGACGACGCGCCAGTCCAGTCGTTCCGGGGGGTTGTTTGGGTAGGAACAAGTGCGGCGCATCGTCTAGCTCGTAGATGAAAGCCAGCCCCTCGCTGGGGCTAACGCCTTTGTCATTCGGTCCACCGAACCAAGAGCATTTGCCTGTGATTTTCATTTGAAGGCCATAGGTTTGATTGGAAAGGTAAGTGCTTGAGGTTTTGGCACGATACAGCGTGAGATAAGCTCTAAGGATTGCTTATGCTCCGCAGTCATAATCTCTATATCGTGGCTGCGCAGCGAGGCTTGTTTCTCGGCTGTCCAGTAAAGCAGCGCGAGAAGTCCAAGAACTATCAGCACGAGAGCTAATATGATAGGCTGCGATTTAAACGTATCGACGATGCTACTCGCGACTTTGCCGCCTTCTTCTACTGCGCCCATTTAGGCCTCCTACGGCTTTTTGCCAAGGACTGTATTGGTGAGCATACCAGTTGTATTGTCTTTCGATGGGATACCGGCCAAGGCCGCAACAACGAGGTTGCCAATGCCGGAGAAGATACTGAACCACGCCAGCATATGCTTGACCGTCACAGGGTCCATCCCCGTGTCAATCAGCAGCGCGCTGGACGTAGTGAAGAATTGCATTATCGCTAGGCCTAACGATATGAAGATGGCCCATCTTGGATCAATAGTCATTGTAGTTCTCCTTTATCTTGTTGCCCCTCTTACGACATTTCCACCACCCCCGCGCGATGGTCGCTCCTCTTGACCAGTCATGAAGTCAGCTGCCTTCTGTGCATCGGCACCGAGCTGAACACCGCCCACTCC